GAACCATTTAAGTTAGATCAATGGCAACAAGCAATAATCTATGATTTATATGAAGTAAAAGATAATGGCGAAAGAAAATACAGGGAAGCGTTAATAGGATTACCAAAAGGAAATGGTAAAACAGCTTTAGCAGCAGCAATAGGTATGTATGAACTTCTTGGATCTGGTGTAACTAGTCCATTAGTTGCCGTTGCTGCTGCAAGTTACGAACAAGCAAACCTAGTTTTTGGAACTATGAAAACTATGTGCGAAGAAAGTATATTTTTACGTGATATGGTTGAAACGTTTGAAAACGAAATACAAGTAAAGAACGCACCGGGTAGGGCATTCAGAGTTGCTGCAAAAGCTGGTACAGCAGACGGTGGTAGAAACAGTTGCTTTATAGCTGATGAAATACACGAGTGGAATAACATTAACTTAGAACGTGTACATTATGTTTTATCAAACAATACAGCTAAACGTAAAGACGGATTAGTTTTAAATATTACAACAGCTGGACACGACTTAGATAGTATGGCAGGTCGTATGTATCAACGTGGATTATTAAAAGAAGCTGGTAAACAAGAAGATGAAGAATTTTATTTTAAGTGGATTGGTGCAAAAGAAGATGATGTACCAACAGACGAAACTATTTGGGAAAAAGTAAACCCGGCGATACCTAATGATTGGTGGCCAATAGAAAACCTTAGACGTAGGCACAAATCTTTACCATTAAACGAATTTCAACGATATCACTTAAATCAATGGACTAGAACAGAAGAAGAAAGCTGGGTAGAGATAGAAAAATGGTTAGCTTGTCAAGATGAAGAATTAGAACTTGAAGTAGGTGTAGATACATTTGTTGGTGTAGATATGGCACTACGACACGACAGCGTTGCAATAGTTTATGGACAAAAAGATGATAATGAAATTATTAATATGAAATCTAAGATTTGGCTACCTAACGACGACAACTTTATGGATTATCAAGAAATAGAAACATTTATTATTTCATTAATGACAGACTATAAAGTTAAAGAAGTAGCATACGATCCAGCATTTTTTGAACGTTCTGCACAAGTATTGTTAGACCGGGGTGTACCAATGGTAAACTTTCCACAAACACATTCCAGAATGATACCCGCTTGTGGTAACGCTTATGATTTAATTGCAAACACAAAAGTAAGACACGACGGCGATCCAACCTTTACAGATCAAGTAATGAGTGCTGCACAAAAAATTACAGATATGGGTTGGCGTTTATCTAAGGGTAGAAGTAAAAGAAAAATTGACGGTGCAATAGCTATGGTTCTAATGCTTGACAGAATAACTGCACCAGAACCACTTAGTGATGAACCAGAAGTGTCAATAATTAATTTATGAAATTATACAATGGCGATTGCTTAGAAGTAATGAAAGAATTACCAGATAAATCAATAGATTTTATTTTAACTGATCTACCTTATGGAATAGGTAAAAGTAATTGGGATAATATTATTCCTTATGAAATAATGTGGAAAGAACTAAAAAGAATTAGGAAAGACAATACAGCAATAGCATTATTTGGAACAGAGCCATTTAGTAGTCATCTAAGATTAAGTAATTTAAAAGAATACAAATATGATTGGTATTGGGAAAAAAATAAGTATGCAAACTTTATGCAATCAAAACTTATGCCATTAAAAACAATAGAAAATATATTAATATTTTCAAATGGGAAATTATCTAATCATAAAACAGCTAAAAATAATATGTTTTATTATGCACAAAATTTAAAAATTTTTAATAAAGAAAAAAATAAATTTAGAGGTAAAACTAATGAAATGTTATATTACACTCCTAGTCAAACAGGTACATATATTGCTAAATACAAAAATTATCCTAAAACTTTATTGAAATATAATAATGAAAGTAAAAGCATACATCCAACACAAAAGCCAACAGATTTACTTGAATACTTAATTAAAACTTATACATTAGAAAATGAAACAGTTTTAGACTTTACAATGGGAAGTGGCTCAACAGGAGTAGCTTGTGTAAATACAAATAGAGATTTTATTGGAATAGAGTTAGATAAAGAATATTATAATATAGCAAAGGAAAGGATAGATGAAAAACTATATAACAACACTAGCTGAAGTAATAGGTGCAGGACTTATAATTTATGGAGTATATACAATGAACGTATCATTAGCGTTAATAATCGCTGGTGCGTTTTTAATTACAGGAAGTTATTTAGCAGTTAGATGAGTTTATTTAAACGAACAGAAAACAGGGACGCAGCTTTAGGAAACCTTGTTGATTTATTAGCTTTACGTGAGGGTGGTTTATACAACTACACCGGTGAAAAAGTTAATGAAATGTCTGCACTTGGTATATCAACCGTATTTAGTGCAATATCATTGATTGCAGACAGTATTGCGTTACTTCCTATAAAAACACTTCGTTATGACGGTCAAAAAACAATATTTACTGATAAACCAAAGTTTTTAGAAAAACCAAACCATAGTCTTGATTTATCAATGTTTTCATTGTTACATCAAATAATTACATCATTAGCTATGCACGGTAATAGTTTTGTACTTATAGATAAAGATAGACAAGGCAGACCAATACAGCTTACACCAATACACCCAGAAAAAGTAAAAGTAGAAATGTCAGAGGGACAAAAGGTTTATATGCTACAAACTAAAAAAGGTGGTTATGATAGAAAAATTACACATCACAATATGTTACATTTTACTTGGTACTCATATCCGGGACAGCTTATAGGTGTTAGTCCACTTCGTACCAATTCAAATACTTATGGTCTTGCATTGGCTATGGAAAGGCATATTGCACAGTTTTATGGACAAGGTGGTACACCAAGTTCAGTTTTAGAAACCGACAGGGACTTAACAGCTGAACAAGCAAATATATTAAAAGAAACTTGGTTAGGCAATCATAATAGAAATAGAAAACCAGCTGTTCTTACTGGTGGATTGAAATGGAAAGCCATATCAGACGCAGCAGGAAACGAACTTATTGCAGCAAGAGATCAAATCGTACACGAAATAGCAAGAGTATTTAGAATACCAGCACATTTACTTTTATCTAAAGACGGTTCAAACGTATATTCAAATATTGAAAGTAATGGACTTGCATTTATTAGACATACTTTATTGCCGTGGATTAGAAGAATAGAGGACGGATTTAGTACATTACTACCGGGTAAACAGTTTGTTAAGTTAGACACAGATGAATATAGCCGTGGCGACCAACTAAGTAGGGTTAGGTCATTTCAAGTAGCTGTTAGTTCTGGAATTATGACACCAAACGAAGCTAGGGCAAAAATGGATTTAGAACCTTATGAGGGTGGCGACAAGTTCTATATTGGTTTACAAGGTGCATTGGTAGATCCAACGCTTGAACCACAAGGTATAGACGAACACGATCCAACAAACGAATTACCAAATGATTAGCGAAGCAAAAGCATTAAATAATACAACACCAGTAAAAGTTATTGATAGTGTTAATTTTGAACAAGAAGTATATTTACATAATGAACACGGTTCTGCTATTTACTTAGGTGGTTCAGATGTAACTACAGGAACAGGTTATGAACTAGCCAATAATGAAAATGTAACAATGAAAATACCACAAGACAATGAATTGTACGGTATTACTGGAAGTGGTACAGGTAATTTACACGTAGTAAGGCCAGACTAATGCCATACGAAATACAAATGGACAACGAAGATTGTCAAGGACACGCAGTAGTTAAACTTGATGACGGCAGGATTATGGGTTGCCACGAAACACACGAAGAAGCTGAAAAACAATTACAAGCAATATTGATTAACGAAGCTAAACAAAAAGAAGAAGAAAACAGTTTAGATCAAGACACAGAATTACGACAAGTAGATAGAAAACCACCTAAATTTATGCAAGAGAACGCACAACGTGGTTTAGATAATCTTAATAAGGCAGGGGACGGTTTAGTTGAAGAAACAGTTAGACAAGCACGTATTATGGCAAAAGGTGAACAACTTAGTATAGACAAGATTGTAAAAATAGCAGCGTGGCATAAAAGACACCTGAGTGATTTAGATAGAGAAGCAAGTAGTCCAAACGATCCAGATACTTGGCGTGCAAGTGATGTAGCTTTTTTACTATGGGGTTCTAATCCGTGGACTAATCCAATGCAAGCAGCAGATTGGGCAGATAGAAAGATTGCACAACTTGTTAGTGAGGGTGAACTAGAACCACGTGCAAGTGATAGTTCTACACCAGCACCAAAAAGCGACCAAGTAAAAGGAAGTAAAAAAAATCCTAAAGGTTCTGCTAGTGGTAAATCTGGTGGCATATCTTTTAGCGATAGTACAGAAAAAGCTATTAGAGGACGTATTGAAAAACATAATGAAGAAGTTGAGGGTAAAGCAAGTTGGCGTAGGTTACGTATGGGAACTGCAAAAGCAGTTGTTAGACGTGGATTTGGTGCATATTCAACAAGTCATAGACCGGGTGTAAGTCGTCAAGCGTGGGGATTAGCAAGGTTACGTGCATTTAGTTATTTACTAAAGAACGATAGACCACAAAACCCAGCGTATAGATCAGACAATGATTTATTACCAACAGAACACCCACGATACAGTAAAAAGGAAGAAAAAATGAGTACACAACACTTAGAAGTGTTTGATAGACCAGTTGCTATATCACAAACACTAGAAACACAAAAACGCAACACTATTCTTAAAGAAATGGATAAGCAAACTGAAAATAGAAGTTTTACATTTAGTGCAGTAGAAGAACGACAAAGTAATGATAACAATACTTTATTGTTCACAGGTTATGCTTCTGTATTTGATAAACCATACGGTGTAAGGGATAGCCGTGGACAATACAATGAAACAATCAAACCGGGTGCGTTTAAAAAAACATTAAAAGAACAAGATGACGTAAGATTTTTAGTTAATCACGACGGCATACCATTGGCTAGAACATCATCAGGTACATTACAACTAGAAGAAGATGATTATGGTTTATTTGTACGTGCTGAATTAGATCCAAGTAACCCAACAGTTGCAGAAGTATCAAGTGCTATGAAACGTGGCGACTTAAATGAAATGTCATTTGCTTTTGCAGCTATTAAAGATAATTTTGATAATAATGGTGAAAATAGAGAAGTAAACGAAGCAAGACTATTTGACGTATCAGTAGTAACATATCCAGCTAATCCGTGGGCAGGTGCAAAACTTCGTGGCATAGATATAGAGAATTTGCACAAAGAATTAGTGGAAGCAAGAAGTGGCGAAAAAGCTACAGAAATTTTAGAAAGTTTTATTAACCAAGTCGCTGAAAGTGATGACGTTGATAAAAAGCGAAGCAATCCTAAAGTGGATTTATTAAAATTGAAACTTGAAAGGGACGGCATTCGCTAAAAGACGTATAGCCGTGGTTATAGCCGTGTATCACACTTAACTACCACACTCTACGCAGAAGTATAAGAATATAACAACAAGGAAATTAAATTGAAAAAATTAATTGAAGCTAGAGAAGCTAAAGTAGCTGAACTTGACGGTCTTGTTTCAGAACTTGATGAAATGGAAGCAGGGGAAGATTTTGATAGCAAATTTGCTAGATCAAATGAACTTCACGCTGAAATCAAAGAAATGAACGATAAGATTGAAGAAGCAAGAGAAGCTGTAGAAACTTTGAAAGCAGTTAAAGAAAGCAGAAATGCTCTTGGTGTTGAGGACGAGGACTTAGGCGATAAAGAAGCTGTTGTAGAAGTGAACGAGCCAGATTTGTATAGAAAGGGTGGCGACCACTCTTTTATATCAGACGCTTACGCAGCTAGATCAGGCGACTTTAAAGCACAAGAAAGACTTAACAAGCACCAGGATTTTGAAGCTAGAGATGTTGGAACAGGTGCTTTTACAGGATTAGTTGTACCACAATACTTAGTTGATGAGTACGCACCAATCGCAAGAGCTGGTTCTGCATTTTATAATGCAGTTCCTAAAAAGGACTTACCAGCATACGGTAACAAAATTGAAATATCAAGAATAACAACTGGATCAGCAGCAGCCGAACAGGCTTCTGAAAATTCAGCTGTACAAGAAACCGATATGGACGACACCTTATTAACAGTTAATGTTGATACTGTTGCAGGTCAGCAAGACGTTTCACGTCAAGCACTTGAGCGTGGTGGACAACCGGGTTTCTCAATGGAAAACATTATTTTCCAAGACTTGGTAGCAGCTTATTATACAAAATTAGATAGTTTGATGATTGACGGTTCTGGTTCTTCTGGACAACCATTAGGAATTAGAAACGTATCTGGAATTAACACAGTAACATATACAGACGCAAGTCCAACTGTTGCTGAAGCATATCCAAAATTAGCAGACGCTGTGCAAAAAGTTAATGCAAACAGATTTGCACCAGCACAAGCAATAATTATGCACCCAAGACGCTGGGGCTTCTTTACTGCTGGTGTTGATAGTTCAAACAGACCATTGGTATTACCAGCTGGAAATAATCCAGACAATGCTATGGGTATTGGCGACGCAGCAGCTTATGGAAATGTTGTTGGAAACCTATTAGGACTTCCAGTAATCACAGACGCTAACATTACTACAACAGACGGTGGTGGTTCAGACCAAGACCAAATCTATGTGGTAAAAGCTGATGACCATATCTTATTTGAAGATAATTTATTCCAGTTGAAGTTTGAAGAAACAAACGCAGGATCATTAACAACTAAAATGGTTGTTTATGGTTATGTTGCTTTTGCTTCTGGAAGATACCCAACCGGAATTACAAAAATACAAGGAACAGGTTTAATTACACCTAGTTTCTAATTAAATTATGGTTTTGGTGTGTTGGGCAACTAACACACCAGACCATTTAGGAAAGAATTATGGCAAAACAAGACAAAGAATTAATAGCAGCACTTAAAGAAGAACTTAAGGGTTATGAACTCTATGGAAAGGCAGAACGTGCTAAAGCAGTTAAAGACGCAATTAAAAAAGCTGGTGGATCAGTTGAAACAAAAACTGCAAAACCTAAAGCTGAAAAAAAAGTAGAAAAAAAGAAGTAATGCCAAAACATTACGGTAAAAAAATGAAAGGTGGCAAAGGTAAAGGCCGAAAGAAAGGTAGATAATATCTTATGGCAATTACTAATGGCTACTGTACACAGAACGAATTAAAGACGTTTGTTGGCATACCTACAAGCGATACGGCAGATGATACTTTAATTGATGACGCAGTAAATGCAGCTAGTCGTCAAATAGACGCTTTTTGTGGCAGATACTTTTACCAAGATACTTCAGCTTCTGCACGTAAATTTTTTACTAATGATCTATATAGATTACGTGTAGATGACATTTCAACAACTACCGGGTTAGTTGTTAAATATGATGATGATGATGACGGTACATACGAAGAAACCGTAGCAAGTACAGACTATCAAGTATTACCAATCAACGGCATAGTTGGTGGTATTACAGGAAATCCATTTTATATAATAGAACTAATTTCAGACGGTAATCACGAGTGGCCACTAGATTTTTCAAGTAACAGACCACGTGCAGAGATAACTGCAAAATGGGGTTATGCAAGTGTTCCAGACCAAATTAAACAAGCTACATTAATGTTAGCTAGTGAACTATTTGCTATGCGAAACGCACCACTAGGCGTTGCTGGTGTTGGTGATTTTGGCGTAGTCAATATTCAACAAAATAGAGAAATAACACGATTAATTGCACCATTTCGTAAAGGCACAGTTTTAGGTGTTTCGTAATGGCTACACTTGCCGAGATTAGGGACGGTTTAAAAACAACTGTAAGCAACATTAGTGGACTTCGTTGCTACGATACAGTTCCAGATAACGCAATAAACTTCCCGGTTGCAATCTTTATACCAACAGAAATAGAGTTTGATTTAGCTATGCAAAGGGGAACTGATCTATATACATTTGATATGTTAGTTGCAGTACAACGTGCAGATAGTAGAACAGCACAAGATAAACTAGACGCTTTTATTACAGGTAGTGGTAGTTCAAGCGTAAGGCAAGTAATATATAACAATAAGACTTTAGGATTAACTGATACAGACGCAAGGGTAGTTAATATGACTAATTACGCAGCAGATGTAAATTTAAACGGCATTGACGGTGTTGGTGCTAATTTGACAATAGAAGTTTATACGAAAGGATCATAATGGCTAAATATAAAATTATAGGTAACAAAAAAGTTATGGATAAAGTAAAAGGCGAAACCATAACTATAGATGATGAAAATGTTGCTAAGTCATTAATAAAAGGTGGTCATATAGAACCTACTACTATTAAAAAAAGGCGTGCGAGAAAGAAAGACGGCACGTTTATAAAAGATGATAAAAGCACACCAGATGTTAATGAAGCGTGGGAAGAAGTAAATGGCTAAATTTGTATTTAATGACGGTAAAGTATTTAGTGGTGGGTACGACTTATCAAGCCACGTAACTAGCGTAAACCTAGAAATCAACGCTGAAGAATTAGACGCTACAACAATAAATAGTGGTGGTTTTCGTGAAAGAATAGGTGGATTAAAAGATAGTACATTATCAATGGACGGATTTTATGAAGCTGGGGCAAACAAACCAGACGCATTACTTGGTGCGTCAGTAGGCAACGAATTAATTGTTACAACAGTACCAGACGCAGGTGTAGGCAATACAGCTTACTTTATGAAGTCAAGATTATTTAGTTATCAAATGTTTGGTGCAGTTGGCGAAATAGCACCATTTAGTATTTCAAAATCACAATCAGATGATGAAGTAGTACAAGGCAAAATAGAAATAGACGGTGCATTAACTGCTACTGGTAATTCAACCGGGGTACAGTTAGGTGCAGTTGGTGCAACAGAAAAAGTTTATGTAGCTATTCATTGTTACGCAGTTAGTGGTACATCAACACCAACAGTAACTTTTAAATTGCAATCAGATGACAATTCAAGTTTTACAAGTCCAACAGATCGTATAACCTTTAGTAA